TGCTCTGGCACGCGATCAAGCTGGTCAACGAGGGCCAGATCAGGGAACGGTACTCGTACTCGCCCAACGTCACCGGCCGTCCGCAAATGGCCTCCTTGCAGCCGCTAAGGGGCACGACGGCGACGGCCGGCACGCGCTGGCAGCTGTTCGTGTACCCACTACCGGACATGGCGTACACGCTTCAGTTCCAGTATTACGTCCTGTCCGACTTCCTCAGTGGGGCGTTGCCGTTCCCGATGGGCGGCATGGCCCACGTCGAGACGATCTTGGAGTCCTGCTTGGCCGTGGCCGAACAGCGGCAGGATGATACGCCGGGCGTCCACACGCAGAACTTCCAGACGCGGCTCCTGGCGTCCATTGCCGCCGATCGCCGGCACAAGGCACAGTCGCTCGGCTACAACGGGGATCGTTCGGACGTGCCGGTACGCGGGCTACGAAGCGGTTGGTGGCACTTTCAGGACCGGATCACCTACAACGGAAACCAGTATTAGGGGTGACACATGGCCGTTACGAGGCTTGATCTGCAATCGGCAATCGGCCAGTACATGAACATGCCGGGTCGCGGCTTCATGCTGGGGATCGGCGTCGGTGCGCAATACACGGCCGCGAACAGCGTCGGCGGCGTCGCGGGCAACCCGATCAACGGCGAGATTGGCTGGGCGCCGGGAGCGCTGTTCATCAATCCGCTTACGGCCGTCGCCGGCAATTACTTGTGGACCAATACCGGCACGAACACCTCGGCGGTATGGTCATCCGTGATGCTTAACGACGGGGCCGGTTCGGACACGTTCGCCAACTTGTGGGTGACTGGTGTATTGCACGGTGGGACAACCGGCCTCACCATCAACGGGGCCAACACGGGCGCCGGCACGATCGGCTTGGGTGGGACAACCGATACGACCTACCTTGGGAGTGCCACGCCGTTTGGCGGCAATGCTTCCGCGGCGCTCGGCCTGGGCGCGCCGAGTCACGATTCGACGGGAACCAACATCAGCGCGGGAGCGGGAACGACGGTCAAGGACGACAGCTTGCTAACGGGCGGCCTCGGTTCCACGTCGTACACCCTTTCGGATGTCGTTTACATGCTCAAGGCCAAGGGGATTCTCAAACCGTAAGGAAGGCTCAACGATGAAAGACAACGGACAACCCAAACCGGCTATCACGATCTTCTGGGACAACGAAACCCAATGCTACGCCTATAACGTGGACTCTGAGCAGCTGAAGAACCCGGACATGGTAGCGGCGGTTCTTGGCATCTGTCACGATCATGCCAAGTTCAACGTCAACGCGACTAACGCGCAGCGCTTGCAGCAGAAGTTAATGCTGGCTGCCCAAGAGCAAGCCATTCGGCAGCAGATCATAAAACACTGAAACTCGGCTGTGGAGGCTGAGTCGCCGCGTTCCTGGGGTCTAGTAGGTTATTGAGCCTTTCCTGCTATCAAAACCGTCTGGCGGCGGTCGATCCTGGGGCGCGGTTGTTACAACGAGGGTTCCGATGCAAGACGTGCTGATCGCAACTCGGACACTCGACTTTACCGCTCTGTTCACGACGAACAGCACGGCCAGTTCCATTGTGGAGCCAATACCAGTCTCCGTTGCCCGCGGCGGCTCGCCGGTCACGTCAGGCAGTGGCGGGATCGACCTGTCGGGCAAGGACGGCGGGCTGACGGCCAGCGCGGTCATGCTGGCCTTCTTCGGCGTCGGCTCAGACACGAACACCTTCCTCGCCAACGCCTACGGCTGGCAGCGCATGCCGACTTCGACGATCGGCAACATCGACACTTGGGTTCCGATCCTGCTGGCAACCTTTACCGGGATCACGCTCGACTCGACGCAGCCGTTCGGCGCGCAGGCGGATTTCGCGGTCACGAACTACTTCGCCACGGCGATTACGCTCGGAGTGGGTAACTCTGGCGTGTCGGTCGAAGTGGTCTCGCCGGGCCATGCGGCCCATGAAATCGCACACGTCGTCCTCGACACGAAGGGCAGTAGGCATCTCAGCATCTTGACTTCGACGGGAAGTTCGGCCACGTCCTGCAACGGCCTCTACAAGAGGATGTGATGTGCTTTATAACCAGCGTCTAGCTCGGAACGCGAAGACTTCCGCCGTGTTCACTGGCGGGATCGGGCTGGGTGCGACTGGCGGTGCAGTCATAGGCCGATTCAAGAACCAAGTTGTCATCAACTTCGGTTCGCCAGCGTGGAAGGCACGTCAACTAGATGATCCGTATGTCATCCCGAATCCGAAGAACGCCTCCCAAAACATTATGTTCTACAACGGCATGGATGCCGGCGGCACGGAGCGCATCGGCATCGCGCTAATTAACAACAGCGATCCATATAACCCGATTGAGAACCCCAATAACCCGCTCTACGGCCCGTCCTACTGCCGCGTCAACAGCGTTGTCTACGATCCCGTTGCCGACGTGTACAACATCTATTACACGCTTCAGGGTTTACCTACCGCTGTTTACCTAATGACGTGTCCGACCGGCAGCGACGGGTACACCAACCTCACGACGGCCAATCTCGTACAGTACGCCGGCAACCCCACGCTCCCCAACGCCGGTACGGGGCGCACGGACGAAACATCCGTGGGAGAGTTTGCCGTCGAGCGCGTCGATGCGACACACTGGTACGGCTATTACACCTATGCCATTAACAGTAACGGCCTGCCCATCGGTATCCGGCTGGCGACCTCAAGCGACGGCAAGACGTGGACCAAGGTCACGTCGTCGGATTTGATCGCGGCGATCGCCGGGGATTTCTACGAGCATCATCAGGTGTTCGTGGTCAATGGCGTCTACATCCTTGCGGTCGAACACGGCCTGAATGCTGGCGGGCGCTGGACGATTCAACTCTTTTACTCCACGGCTCCTGACCTCTCTGCGGGCCAGTGGACGCCGCTTGATCCGGCGACGATCAATCAGCTTGGATGGCCCGGTTACACATCAAGCCTCTATAACGTGGCGACGCCGTGCTTCGTGTTGATAAATGGTGCATGGTATCTGTACTACACGGCAACCAGCGGGCCGGTACTGAACTACAATTCCTCGAATTGGGCCTTGTATGCTGTGAACTGCACGAAGCCTGTTTCCGCCGGTTCCGCAACGCTCTACATCCCACGGCAAAACGCCGTATCATCACTGCTGTCAAACCTCGTCGGCTATTGGCAGTTTGAGAACACCAACTGGTTCGATCAGGTACAAGGTATCAACATGACCGGCTTCGGCACGCCGACGCCGACAACGACAACCGGCGTCATCGGCAACGCGGCTGCCTTGATTTCCTCCGATACGCAATATCTCGGCCACGCGAATGAGGCCCGGATCGAACCGGCAGGCAAGGACTTTACTTGGGCCGGTTGGGTGAAACTGACGGACAAAGTAACGACGTACATCGCAAGTGGCATCCACAACAACCTGTCGTCGTCGGCTTCCGAGTGGTTCGTGGGTTACAACAGCGGCACGGATCAGTTTTTCATTCAGGTTTACTACGGGGCTGGAAGCTCAGCCTCCGTCAGCGCATCAACCTTCGGCTCGCCGACCGCGGGAACATGGTACTTCATCCGCGCGTGGATCGACCATACCGCGAACACGCTCAATATCAGCGTCAACAATAGTGCGGCTAACTCGACGGCGTTCTCGTCGTCGCTGAACAGCGGGCAAAGCACATCGTTCACATTCGGCGGCTCGCAAGACGGCTCGCACGCGATTAACGGCACTGTGGACGAGGCGGGCTTGTGGATTTCGTCTGTCGGTGGCGGGGCTGTGCTGACGACGGCACAGGCGGCGGCGTTGTACAACGGCGGCGTTGGCGCGACATGGCCATTTACGGGAGTTCCTTAAATGGCCAGTCAAGTACTTCCTGAATCCCTTGCAGACCTGACGTTTCCAACGCAAGGTATCGACCTGACCGCGGAGTTCGAGCTGCAGCGGCCGCAGACAACGCCGGTCGGCCAGAACGTGAGGGGCTATGAAACTCTCACGCAGCGGCAACGCGGCGGGTCTCGGCCCGGTCTCGCTCAGTACGTGCCGCAACAGGTCAGCGGCCCACATCTGATCCAGCATTTGAACTACATCGTCGATCCGCAAGCGATCGCGCTCTCGACCGCGTTCGATCCGCTGGACAATCCCGCTCCCGTTCTGGCGTTCGGCTGGGGGTTCAGCGCTGGCCCGTTTCTCGACTACGGCTTCCCGACTCTTGAGTATCCCGAAGTTACGCTTGTGCCGTCCGGTGGCTTCTTGATGCCGAACGGGTTCTACACGCGAACAGGTGGGAGCGGCTTGCAGCCGAATGCCAACGTCGGGACAATGCCTCCTTCGCCGCCAGCGCCAGTAACATTAGATAGCCAGACATCAGGGGCTGGTTTGGCCGTGTCGTCGGTTCAGACGGGCTTTACGTTCATCAATTCCGGAGATGTGGTTCTTGTCTTTGCGGCGTTCGATCAGAGCGAAGGTGCGGGGCCAACTTCCGTTGTGTCCGTGACCGACGCTTTGGGAAACTCTTATACGTTCCTCGGAGCCGCCAATCAAAGCGGTTCCGGCGATGTTCGCATAGAAGTTTGGAAGTGCTTTGCTTTGCACTCCGGCAGTACGCGGATCACTGTTACCTTGAACCAAACGTCTTTCCAGCGCTGGGAAGTCGATGCCTTATCCTTCCTGAACGCCGCGTCGCTCAGTGTTCCGGTATTCAACGACGTGGAATCGCCGGCAACCATCATTCAGACGGGAACAATCGGGGCTGGAACAACGGACGGGATGGCGGTGATGTGTGCCGGGGTTCCCGCCAGCTCAAGCGTCACTGGAACAAATCCCGGCGGTAGCCAAGTGACGGTCACGGTCGGCTCGCCGGTAAGTACCTACATCGCTGCTGGTGTCCTGTTATTTACGACGTGACTTATGCCGGACCAACTGAAAGACCTGCACTTCCCAAAGTCTGGGCTGGACATCTCAATGGCGTTCTCGGCGCAACCGAACCGTCCCGCGTGGAACGGGGAGTACGCCAGGACAACACCGCTCGGAGTGAACGTCCGGGGTTGGGAACCGCTGACAGGCCGCATTCGCGGTGGTTCACGAACTGGCTTGCGGAAGTACATTCCCCTGACGCCGGGTAACATAACGTGGATCACCCAGGAATTGAACCTGATCGTCAGAGACGGGAGCGGCGCCGTGCAGCCTTCACAGTCGGGACGTGTGGTAACGCTGGTCGCCGTTAGCCAGGGTAACGTCTTCGGCACGCAGCCGGGCGGTACGACTTGGACCGAAGCGACGAACCTAACCGTCAACACGCCGCCGCTCAACATCTCCGGTCTGGTGTACTCCTCGGCCAACAACCAAAAGCTGTGGTTCGTGGACGGCACGCACTATTGCGTCTTCGATCCCACGGCGAACACGGTCTCGGCGTGGACGGCCTCGCAAGGCACGATGCCGGTTGACAGTGCAGGTAACACGGCGCGGCTCATCTGCACTTGGAGGGGCCGGCAAGTGCTATCCGGCCTCGTCCTCGATCCACAAAACTGGTTCATGTCGGCCGTCAGCGATCCGACGAACTGGAACTATAACCCCATCTCGATCACCCCGACGCAGGCAATCGCCGGCAACAAGTCGCCGCTCGGCTTCATTGGTGACGTGGTGACGACGTTGATCCCGTACACCGATGACGTGTTGGTGTTCGGTGGGGATCACACGATTTACATGATGCAGGGCGACCCAATGGCCGGGGGCCAGATTGACCTCGTGAGCGACGCAATCGGCATGGCCTGGGGAATTCCGTGGTGCAAAGACCCTTACGGGAACATCTACTTCGTCTCGAACAAGACCGGCATCTACACGCTCGTCCCCGGCCAACAGCCACAGCGAATCAGCCAGCCCATCGAGCAGTTGTTGCACCAGATCGACACCGGGGCCAACGGTATCCGGTTGCTCTGGTCGGATCGGTTCCAGGGGCTGCACGTCTTCGTGACGCTGCTTGCCAACCCGGCGCCGACGATCCACTTCTTCTACGAGGTGCGGTCGGGGGCATGGTGGACCGACGTGTTCGCCAACAGCAACCACAATCCGCTGTGCTGTGTGACGCTCGACGGCAACACGCCAGGAGACCGGGTTCCTCTGATCGGTTCTTGGGACGGCTACGTTCGCGCGATCGACAGTGCGGCCAACGACGACGGGACGCCGATCTACTCCTCAACGCTGATAGGCCCGCTCTTGACCACCGACCTCGACGACATGATGCTGTACGACATGCAGGCCATTCTTGGGGAAACGAGCGCGGCGGTGAACTACGCCGTGTTCGTGGGATCGAGTGCCGAACACGCGCTGGCGAATCCTCCGGTCGCAACAGGAACATGGCAACCGGGGCGAAACCTTGATACCTTTGTACGCAGAGCCGGTCACGCGATTTACGTCCAACTGTCGTCATCGAGTCAGTGGGCAATGGAAGCGATCCGGTGTCGGCTGGGGACGCTTGGCAAGGTGAGGAGGCGCGGGAAATGATTACCACTGGTCGTTCTATTCGTGAACTAGACAGCGAAATCAATCGCATTATGGATGAATCCATGTCTAAGGCTCGAGCCGAAGAGAGGGAAGCATGCGCGAAGATCGCTGAAGCGCGGGCGGAACAGGCAACAGACGGCAATCGCGGCATGGTTGAGGTCGTGTTGCGTCAGCTCGCGGAAGCCATTCGAGCGAGGGGTCAATGAGCATCCTGGGCAGTCTTGGTGGTGGGGCCGGCGCTCCCATCCAAGGGAACATACCCTTCGGTTCCGGGGGCAGTGCCTTCGGTCAAGCGCTCGGCGGTCCGCTTGGCGGGGTGTACATG